TTATATCGTCGGTATACTAATTTTTCTGTTGAATCAACATATTTTGGTATTGATAATATGGAATTTGGAAATACAGTTAGAGTTGAATTACCAAGAGTTGGTGATTTAATAAAAGAAACATTTTTACAAATTGAAATACCAAGTGTATATTTTAATATATCAGATATTGGTGGTACAGTAGCAGTTGGTGATCCAATAACATTGGCAACATATGAATCTAATTATGAAATAGTGGTAGCATTTATGCAATTAAATATTGGAACATATAGAAATGCGCATGATTCATATTTAGCAGAAAATACAACTGCATTATCAATGGTTGATTCAATGATAACATATTTTACGACATATGTAGGATATGATGGAATAAGATCATTGTATGACGCACTAATGGATCAATATCATAATTTAACAGGAGAATATATTTTTGCATCATCACTATCAAATTTATATACTATTGCATTAAAACTAAAAGCAGATATAACAGCAGGGATAGTATATACAAAAGATGATGTAATGAACATATTAAATAATGCATTGTATATTAGTAATAAAGTTCAATTATATTTTTACAATCTTTGGTACACATATATGCAAGAACAGGAAGTATTAACATCAGAACGATTAAAATTTGCATGGGTAGAAAAATTAGGGCATGCAATGATTGAATATATTGATGTATATATTGGAGGTGAAAAAATTGATAGACATTTTGGAGAATGGTTAGATATTTGGTATGAATTAACAAAAGGAAAATATCAAGAACAAATCTATAATAAAATGATAGGAAATGTATCTACTATGACAACTTATAATAATGATATTAAACCAAGATATATATTAAAAATTCCGTTAAGATTTTGGTTTTGTAAATTAGCAGGACTATCATTTCCAATTATTGCATTACAATATAATTCTATATATCTAGATATTAAATTGAGAAGATTAGAAGATTGTTCATATATTCAACATTATGTTCTTCCAGGATTAACAAATATCAGTATAACAGATTTGTGGGAAGATAAAGGATATTCGTTAAAAGGAAGTTTATTAATTGATTATGTGTATTTAGATATAATTGAAAGAAGAAGATTTTCACAATCAGCACATGAATATTTAATTGAACGTATACAGGATATGACAATAACAGATATTGTCAACAGTCAACAAAGTTTAACATTGGATTTTAATGATCCATGTAAAGCTATTGTATGGATAGCACAAAAACAAGCATATTTAGATAATTCAACTGGATGGTATAAAAGTTATTGGAACAGATATAGTTCAACATTAAATTCTGGTGGAAATCCTATAACCCAAGCGGATTTAGAATTAAATGGTAAAACACGTTTTGAAATGTTTGAAGGAGCATTTTACAATTATGTACAACCAGAAAAAAATACTAACACACCTCCAGATGGAGTTAATGTTATGAATATAAGTTTATTTCCGGAAGAACATCAACCATCAAGCAGTTGTAATTTAAGTAAAATATTATCACCCGTATTGAATTTTACAATTGATTCATCTATGTTTCAATATAAATTATCAGATATTGATCCAAGTATTGTACCAGATTCACCAAGTGATGAAACATTAGAAACATCTGTTAGAATTTTAGCATTTGCTATTTCATATAATATATTAAGAATAATAAGCGGAATGGGAGCACTTGCATTTACATAAAAATAAAAACAATTATTCATAATAACTTTATATGAATAATTGTTTTTATAAAATTATTAAATAATATATTATGAATAATTATTATGAATAATTATTAATTGAAAATTAATAATTATTCATACGAAGTTATTATGAATAATATATTATAAGAATATATTATTACGATATAATACAATAACAATGACAGGGGGATTGTTACAGTTAGTTGCAATGGGATTAGATGATGTATATTTGGTTAATCAACCAGAAATAACATTTTTTAAGATAATATATCGGAGGCATAGTAATTTTTCAACATATGATATGATATTAGAACCAAAAGGAAATGGAAAAGAATTGTTTTTTGATGTTGAAAGAGATGGAGATTTTTTACACCAATTATATTTAATAATTGATTTACCAGATATAATTGTTGATTGTGACAGAGCAACAAATATAACAATACAAAATTTATTAAAAAGAATTGAAGTAACATGGACTTATGCAGGAAGTGATACTGCATTAGTTACACAAACAGTATACGATACTGAAATAGTGCCATTAGTTGATGCAAGAATGGCAATGGAAGTAGTTAATTCAACTGAATTTATAAATATGTATACTATTGCAACAGAAGCATATCCAGAAATTGTAGGATTGAATGATAAAGAACAAATAACATTTCGTATATTTACACGAATATTTGAAGGATTATCTGATTCTGAAAAAATAAAGAAAATATTATACAATGGATTAAAAGCATTGTATGAAGATTATAAAGTAATATTTGTTCCTCCTGCATATGCAGATAATACAACATTGACATATAGTATGAATGATTTTATTGATTATGCAACAGGATATTATATTTATAAAATTGTATTAAAAAATGAACCATATATTGTTGGAATTCCTCCATTTCCAGATATAAATACAACAATTAGTGTTATAGATGAAAATATAATTTTTTATCATATCATACAAAATAGTAATTATCAAATATCAATGATAGAATTAGGAAATACTATTGAATCATATATTGATAAAGTTATTGAAAATGGATATGGAAAATTAAAAATAACATTAGTTTATCCTTATCCATCTGGTTATATACAACTAGATGCTTATAAAATATATCAAACATTTATAGCTGGATTAACAGAAGATACAAAGTATATAACATCACAAGCACAGTTATATGCAACTGTACAATTATTATTAGAAACAATACAATGGAATATTGATAATGCAAATTGTAGTGCCATATTGATGGCAGATACATTAATTGATTCAATGTTTTATGATGAAACAGGAACATCAAGTATGGTTAATACAGAATATGCTTTTAGATTAGTTTTTTATAAACCATTTACAAAATCATATATGACATATAGGAACGATATTGATGATTTTTATAAAGTGAATGGAAATACAGCAACAGAAATTGATGATTATTTTTATACAACATTAAATAATATTGTTTCATTACATGGAGAAACAAAACCAACAAATTGTACGTCATATATACAAAGTCAATTTTCAACATATTTTAATACTTTTGTTGATGTATGTGGAGATATAATGGCTGATGATTCTTATAAAGATTATATGAATGATTTTGATTTATGGGATAGGGTAACATTAGAAAATGATGTATTTGTTGGAAGATTGAGTAATATTGTTATAAATAGTGGAATGAATTTTTATGATTTATTTCCTGAAGGAATGGAAAATGTAGCATATATGAATTTTATTCCATATATGACAATACGAGATATTCCATTTTTGATTAACCAATATCTTATTGATGCATCATCTGTATATCATTATCCAGATGCCTATATAGAATCAATGAATCTTATTGATAATGATGAAAGAACAGATGGAACTGTATTATCAGATGATGATGCAATGTTAAAATATTATTTATACACAAAATGTGCTAACAATACATTTATAAAGAAATATTATGTTGTGACAATAACACATGATATTGTTACAAAAATAAGAGATATTGATGTAATGGAAGAAATAAGAAATATTGCAACAGAAAAAAATGGAGAGAAATATGTTCTATTAACATTGTTACGTCCAGAAGGATTATTGCCATATCAATCAAAAATTGATACATCTGTTATACCACATGTTATTATAGATGAAGCAAATCCATTATATCCAGATTTAAATTATTTATCTATTGCATGGATTTGTAATTCATTTATTAATAGATACACAGAAATTACAGAAGCATATACATTTTCAATAGATCCAATTATTGATCATGCAACAAAAGTTTATATTGAGACTTTTGTTATTTCAGCAGTTATTGAAATGTTTAGATATTTTAGTTATTCTTCTTACACACCAACAGAATATATCAATGCATCTGACAGCGAAGATCTTCCATTATATGCATTGTCAACAATATGGTTTGAAATACAAAGAAAATTTGTACAATCTTTTAATACATTAAACAATACACAATTATTAAATAGTACTACATATAATAATTTAGGAGTAACAAGTGAATATATGAGAGATTATCTAGAAATTGCATTAACAACATATTACAGTACATGGTATTATACACCAATTGATGAATTTCCAGATTTCACAGATGGATGGGGAACGATAGTGCCAGTATTACATGATACAACAGGATATGATTATTACCGTGATGGTGTTATTAGTTTTACAAATGCAGATACAGCGATATTTTATTGTGTTTATAGTACATTAATGCCATTATACTATACAGTATTAACAAATTTAGGATATTGCCTTACATTATTTCAAGTTGATGAAAAAGGAATTATGTATACAGTGACAGGAACAAAAATAAATAGGCAAGATTATTTTTATTTAAAATATCTTGATTTAAATACAACATTGTATGAACATGAAAAGTATCATTATATTGATCATCCAGATGTTGTACCAAGTCCAGCAGCAATTGCAGAAATGACAATAGTTATAACATTTCTTCGTGATCTTGTTATTGCTTCACCAGAAAATATGGGAGTGTTAGATGCTTATGACAATACAAATTTAACATATTTGGCAGCCATATTAAAAAGTATAAAAGAATATTTGAAGGAAGCATATACAGCAGCAATTGGGCCGGGGACAAATCCATATGTTGCACCGTTTACGAATTTACATACATGGTTTGATACATACAGTGGAGACTTAACAGAAATAAGAGATGCTTATTTATATTTTGTTAGTATTTGTTCTGTAATGTCATCAGGGTATTTGTTTAGTTCAAAAAATATTTCGTATTTATATAACAAATTTATAGAATATGTTGATGTAATATTTCTGATATCAAATAATATTATAATGAACACAAATATGAGAGTATTATTACCAGCTATATCTGATGTTCCTAGTGAAGAATTAGCAAGTGTACGATCAATATTGTTGGAAGAAAAGCAAGTATATGTACAATTAGTAATATTAATACAATATACAATTGCAATAATGAATAATTTAATAACAATTGGAAGTACTGCACAATCATTTTGTTATGTTAATGAATTAGGATGTAGATTTATTAAATATGCTAGATTTTTTATTGATGAACAAAAGATTGATGAATATACAGATGAATTGTTACATATTGATCATATGATATCAAAAGATATGAATCATGAACGAGGGTATAATATTAGAATTGGAAATACAGTAGAAATGACAACATTAAGTTCTAGTCAAAGATCAATAAAAAGATTATATGTTAAATTACCATTTTGGTTTTGTAGAAATGCAGGAAATGCATTACCATTATTAAACATGATGTTTGCAAAATTACAATTAAAAATAGAATTTAATGATTATACAGATTTAGTTTTAACTGATCCAGCATTAGTAACAAATCATGTTTATTTTAAAAAAATTCCAAAATTCAGATATCATATATTGGCACAATATATTTATGTTGATCAAGAAGAAAGAAACAGATTAGCACAATTAAAATTAGAATATTTGATTGAAAGAAATATGATTAATAGTGAAATGGCAATAACAAGAGATTTGTTATATGGAAATTATACTTATGATGATTACTTAGAACATCCTGAATTATTTACAACAAATAATACATTCAAATATAAAATTTCATTAGATGATCCAACAAAATTTATATTATGGAACATAAAATTTTATTCTACTGATTCAACTGATCCATTAACAATATATTATGAAAAGAAAAATTGGAATGTTTATGGATGTCATGTTGTAGCATCACCAATTGATATTGATATTGATCCTGTTTTTAGTCAAATTCAACTTAAATTTAATGGAAGAGACAGAGAAATTGAAAATGATGAAATATATTATACGTATGCACATCCATTAAGTAGATTTATGTCTTCTTTTGATAAAGGAAATTATTGTTATTCATTTGCTTTATTTCCATTATTGTTGCAACCATCTGGAACATGTAACTTTAGCCAATTAGAAGATAACAAAATATTTATGACTCTAAATCAAGATGTAATAACAGAGCTATTACATAATAGATGTTATGGAGTTGTTAAACTATATGCACGATCATATAACATTCTTCGTGTTATGAGTGGAAAAGCTGGTTTGGCATTTTATGGATAAATTTTATTATTGTTGTCAATAATAAAATTATTTACTGCCTATTTGCGAACGAAATGATAGCGGAATCAACAGGTATATCATCAATAACCGTCAGTTCCAAAATAAAAGAGTGAGGTTGGTTATGAAAATCAAACAATTCGCCAAATGGTGTATAAAAATTTAATGTTAATTCATGTAATTCAATCGGATCATTAATAATCATTGGTGCATCAGCATAAGTATCAACAACAAATGTTTTTAAAGAATCTTTAAAATGAATTTTTGCAAAAACATTTAATATTTCTGTTTTGCCAAAATGGTAGATATTGGGAACATTATGGTATGCTAATTCTTTACATGTCATTAAAACATAATCCGATTTAATAAATTGAAGACTGTTATTTGGATATATTATAGTATTTCCTTGTGAATCAGTTTGTGGTTCAATATAATAAGGAGATTGATTTGTTATAGTATTTTTGTAATATGTAATAGAAGTATCGTTTCCAACATTACGAAATCCAAGTACTTCTCCCATTGTATCAGAATAGTTAAATAATAAACGGAATAAACATGGAACTTCAACAACGACAGCATTGCCACCACCAGAATTTGTGGTTAATGATGAATCAACATTAATATTTGTTAATTGAAATTCATAATAATCAGCATCAACAATGTTTGTTACTGCATGTGTGCCATTTAAATAAGAGCTTGATATACCATTACAATCTATAAATCCGGAAAATACTAATAATAAACCAATATCTGTTGTTAATAATTTATGTGACTGCTGATATATTCGGATTGTATATGTAATAGCAGGAACATTGGTTTGATTAATAGGTGGATCAATTTTTGTTATAGGAAAACGTAAATAACCTTTTTTGAAACTTTTAAATGTTACAATATTTGTATGTGTGTCCATTGAAACTGTCATTAAATTATAATCTGTATAAGTAGTTGAAGTTGTAACTTTTGCAGTTGCATTTATTTTTGTTTCAAGTGCCGTACATAGTGAAGTGGCATCATATTGACCAACATCTAATTCTACTGAATATACATATTCTCCGTCATCTGCATTTTGCCAATATAGTTTATTATTTTGATAATTATCATTTTTAAAAAATGTATCACGAATATTGGGGAAACACGAACTTTTAATACGTGCCATAATAATATTTTGAAAAGTATCATTTAATGATATTTTGTAGCTATTGGGTTCTGGATTTCCATACAATATGTTTGTTATTTTACTAACATACATATTAGTTCCACCAAAATATATAATATCATGTGATCCTGACATATAACAATTATAATAAGGAGTTTGTGTATATTTAACAGATATAGCAGAAGGAGTTGTTGAATAAACAGTATGATTACCAATAATATTATTTGCTCCTACTGGATAATCAGCATTAATTGAATTATAAGGTATTGTTCCATAAGATAAATATGTTAAAGTAACATTGTAGCTTAATAATACTGATGTACCTGCTGTAAATGGTTGTACTAATTGTATAAAAAAGAAAGATAATGTAGCAGAAAATTCATCTCCATTTTCGGAATTATATAATATGATTTGATGATTATTGTTAATAGTATTTATTGGTATATTGCCAAAATATTCACTTGTAGGATTGCCTATAAATCCTGTTATTTCAACAAACATTGATGTGGTATTAATTTGTTGTATTTCTTCCAATGTCATTACTGCTCCTGTTGGAGATGTTAAATTGGGATTTGTTGTAATTTTAATATTTCTTTTTCCTTCTGTAAAAATAAAACTGAATGTATTAGGAGATACTGTATAATTAACTGTATTTAATACTGTAACTTTTTTTTCTAATCCTGTTAATGTTATTAAATCTTCTTCTTGAAATGTATGATTTGGAACGGAAATCCATAACAAAAAATCATTAAATGGAGTTGCCGCTGGATTTGTAAAATGTAAAGGATTTGATTCTAATTTTATTGCTGTTTCTGTGTTAACATTTGTATCAATTGTACGATTTTGACTATCAATGTTTAATGAATATGTATTATAACGTGTTCGTCGTTTTCCAAATCCATGAATTCTTTTATATTCATGATAAGCATCAAATTCTAACGAATTTTGTTTTAAATCATATTCTGTGTCATGTTCATTTTGAATCAATATTGGCATTTCATTTGCTTGTCCTGATCGTGTTCGTGTGTAATCTGAAAATGGACGTAAATTACTATCACTTGTTGTGTTTCCTATCATTTCTTTTTGTTGTTGTCGTTTTAAAATTTCTTGTTGGTGTTCAAAGAATAATGGATCTTCATTTGTTGCTACAAACTTTTCTTTTTGTATTGGTAGTTTGCTATATGACATATCTATATTAATATATTACTATAATTAATAAACTATTAAAAACAAATTTATTTAAAAAAATTGAAAAATAAATAATTTAATACATAAGAGTAAAATGATATTAATATATCAAACAATGGCAAATGTAGAGAAGATTTATACAAAAATGACGCCATTGGAACATATTTTAAAACGTCCTGATACCTACATAGGAGGAGTAGAATTAGATACCAAAGAAATGTGGATATTTAGGGAAGGAAGAATTGTGAAAGAACAGATATCATTTGTGCCAGGGTTCTATAAAATTTTTGATGAAATTTTGATTAATGCACGTGATCATTATATTGAAGATAAAACATGTGATACAATAGAAGTTGTTATTGATAAAGAGTATATAAGTGTAATGAATAATGGAAATGGTATTCCAATTGTAATACATAAAGATTATAATGTATATGTACCAGAACTTATATTTGGAAATTTATTAACATCAAAGCATTACACAGAAGATAGAAAAACAGTAGGAGGATTGAATGGATATGGGGCAAAATTGACAAACATTTATTCAACAAAATTTATCATAGAAACATGTGATAGTAAAGTGAAAAAAAAATATGTACAAGAATTTAGAAAAAATATGACAGAAAAAGACAATCCAGTTATAACAGATATATCAAAAAAAGAAAAACCATATACAAAAATTACATTTTATCCCGATTTCAAGAGATTTGGGATAAAGAACATTACTAATGATATGATGGCATTGTATAAGAAAAGAGTTTATGATATTTGTGCATGTTGTGACAGACCATTAAATGTATTTTTAAATAATGAAAAATTGATAGTAACAAATTTTAAAGATTTTATTAGATTGCATTTTGAAAAAGATGTGAATATTATTTATCATGAAATTAATACAAGATGGAAAATTGGATTTATTTTTAATCCAGAAATGGGACATACTCATGTATCATTTGTAAATGGAATTTGGACATTTCAAGGAGGTACACATGTTACGTATGTTTTAGATCAGATTATAAAAAAAATAATTTTGTATATTAACACTAAGTATAAAATTGCTGTTAAACCAGCACAAATTAGAGATTATATAACATTATTTATTAACTGTGTAATTGAAGATCCTCATTTTGGATCACAATCAAAAGAATCATTAACATCAAAACCATCATCATATGGTTCTGAATGTATAATTCCAGAATGTTTAATGGAAGAAATATACAAAACTGGAATTATTGAAGAAGTTGTTAATTATGCAAAATTTAGAGAAGATGCGTCATTAAAAAAAACAGATGGAAAACGAGTAGGAACATTATATATTGATAAATTAGAAGATGCTGGATGGGCAGGAAAACGAAGATCACAAGAAACAAGACTAATATTGACAGAAGGAGATTCAGCAAAAGCATATGCTGTTAGTGGATTAAAAATTATTGGAAGAGAAAAATATGGTGTATTTCCATTACGAGGTAAATTGATTAATGTACGTAAAGCGTCTCCTAAAAAAATTGAAGCAAATAAAGAATTTATTGATTTGAAAAAAATTATGGGATTAAAACAAAATGTAAATTATAAAGATACAAAAAAATTAAGATATGGTGGAATTATCATATTAACTGATGCTGATACAGATGGAAGTCATATTAAAGGATTGATTATTAACATGTTTCAGTATTATTGGGCATCTTTGTTAAAAATTGATGGATTTATTCAAACATTGTCAACTCCATTATTGAAAGCAACAAAACAACGAGGAAAAAAAGTACAAGTAAAAAAATTCTATACAATGTCTGATTATAATGATTGGTGTAAAAAAGAAAATCCGTCTGGTGAATGGCATATTAAATATTACAAAGGATTAGCAACATCTGATGAAAAAGAAGCAAGAGAAGAATTTGCTGATTTTGAAAATAAAATTGTTTCATACATTTGGGAAAAAGTAAACGAAAATGATTTATCCACACACAATGAAGTTGATGAAATGAAACAGTTATTAGAAGAAACTATCAATGAAAATGAAAATTTTAGTAAAAATCTAGATGAAAATTTAGATGAAAATTTAGATGAAAATTTAGATGAAAATTTAG